TCCTTGGCATGTCATCCCTCCTTTTGGGAGAGACTATGCCATATTTGATTCAATTATGCAAGAAATACGTCATTGTATTTATGTAAATGACCACTTAGTCCCTCTGTGCCTCCGCGTCTCTGCGTGAGACGGTTTACCCCGGGCTGTCCCCAATACTCACCTCTGGTATCACTCCCAGCACCGTGCACGGAAGCGGATTATCCTGCTGCACGCACACGTCGTCGTCCACCAGGTAATCCGCGCTGATTATCACGCGCTCGTCTCCGGTAAAAAGCGGCACCGCCGCGCCCATGCTCACCAGGGCCGATCTTTCCTTTATCTCGGTCAGGGTATTAAAATTCGGGCCAACCTTAAGTCCCCTCGTGTCCCTTACCCTCAGCACAACCGCCGCTATCTTCTTGCGGTAATCCTGCACCTGCATGGCCATTCCTTCAGGCTCCATGCAAAGGGTCTGTAGCTGCGATTGATACGGCAGCCCTACGGTCACAAGGCTTGCCGCGTTCTGCAGCGTAATAGACCCTCCCGGCCATCTGCTGGTTCATGCCCTCAAGAAATGCCAGCTCTTCAGACAGCCTGAAGGCGCGGTCGTTTCCGGACAGCGCGACCAGGTCGACGTCGATGTCCGAGTAGGTCTCGAGCATGCCGCAGGATTCGGTGATCTGCGCCGTGGTCGATTTGCCCCTGGGCACGCCCATGTTGAGCAAGCGCCAGTAAGCGGCAGGCAAGCCGGTCCTGATCGTCGTTTTATGCCCGGTCGGAAGATTTCCCTCCACCCAGAGCATGTCGTCCAGGATCTCATTGGTCTGGGACAAAAGATTGATGATCTCGGCAATCTTTCCGTCGTCATCTATCCGTTTGGCCCAGTCCGCCAGTGTCAATGCAACAGGCCCTATGGTCGCCATCTATAAACTCCTTTGAATTCCACCGCAGAGGCGCAGAGATCGCAGAGAAACGCATGACTTGGCTAAGAACCAAAGATTTGGTCCTTGCTTGTTCCCCAAATTGTTCTTCTCTGTGCCCTCTGCGTCTCTGCGGTGAACAGTTTCTTACTTGTTCGCCTCAGTCATTGTGGGATACATCTTCGCAAGAAGGGTGTCCGCGCTGTCCTTTACCGGCCCACCTGACAGTGGCCCCGGCTCTTTCAGCAAGGTCCCGATCTTGACAAAGAACTTCACGATTGCCGGATTGTTCCCGGCCCCGGTCATGTTCAGCGCTTCTCTGAGGCTCTTGGCCTCCGCGTCGCTTTTCACGAACGGGTTTGATTCTCCCGGCACAAAGACCTGAGCGGCATCCTTGATGCTCTGCTCGAACTTTGTCCCGCCAATCTCGGGGTCCGCCTTTACCTCGGCCTGCCATTTCGCCTGGGTCTCAGCCCACAGCTTGTAGGGGGCCTCGATCTGCGCCCGGAGTTTTCCCCCTCCGAAATCGAGCAGCTTCTGTGCTTGCTCCTGAGTCAGGTCCAGCTCTTTGGCCAGCCCCTTGAACTCGGTTGCGGTCTGCTCGTCCAGGGTGGTCCCCTCGGGGACAGTAAATTCCGCGTACTCTTCGGGCGCTTTGGGCTCGGGCTTTTTATCCTCGGCCTTCTCTTCGCCCTTTTTCTCTTCCGTCTTCCGTTCTCCGTCCTCCGTCTTCTGCTTTCCGTCCTCTGTCTTCTGTCCTCCGTCCTCCGCTTTCGCCTCGGCGAGCAGATTCGTCCCGGTAGCGCCGCCTTCCATGGCGGTGCCCTCGGCGGTCTTCTGCTCCGTGGTTTGTCCCGTCGTGGTAGCGCCGTCTGCCATGGCGGCGCTTGCATTTTCCTCAGGCATGACGTTTCCTTTCGATCTTGGCTTTGACTAAGAATTCATACAGTTTCGGGTCCTGTTTTCTTACGGCCTCGAGGATCTGCCGCTCCGGGTCCTCCCTGTGTGCCTCGCACTCTTCGCGGACCTTGTCGTTGAAACTCTTCCAGTCCCCGTTATGGCCGTGAAACAAGTGGCAATTGAGATATCCGCCCTCTTCGCAAAGAGTGATGAAGTTCGAAGGATCGAGCTCCAATTCCGGATGAAGATGGAATGGCTTTACGTGATGCACCTGGACCTTGACCGTTGCCCCGCACCACTGGCAGGCGGGCTCTTTGGCCAGGTGCTCTTTTTCCACCTTGTGCCACTTCGGGCTTCGAAGATGAGAGCCTTTGCCCTTGATGATGTCCTGAACATATTTGAGGTGCCGCTGCATTGAACCGCTCCTTACAGTCGCTACAGGACTGAGTTGCTTAGGACTGAGGACTGAGCAAGCGCCCAAAGAAAAAGCCCGCCTCCGCCGTGCACGGAAACGGGCTTTCTCGATATTGGCTCCTTCAACGGGGATCAGCCGGAAGGATAAACTTGTCTCTACTCAGTCCTCAGTCCTCGGTCCTCAGTCCTTCTCTTTCTCCTGGTTCTCTCCCATCATCCGGATATAGAGCTCTGGCGAAAGCTGGTTGATATCGGCCAGCAACCTCAGCCCGATGTCTCTTCGCCCTTCATTGAACGCACACCTGAGCGCCTCAACCGAAAACGAACTGTGGAATATGCCGCAAAGCGTGAGAAGGTCCCACATCCACATTCTGCCCTCGGCATCAGACATAAGCTTTCTTAACGCCGCTTTCTTTTGAAGACCCCTGGTCTTCTGCCTGCTTTTGGCTTTCGCCACATGCTGGGCGTCGCCGGCGTTGTATGGGGTTTGGTCCTCAGCCAGCTTCTTTATTCCTTTCGCGTTAATTTGTTCAGTGGTAAAAGTGTTCAGGAATCAATCCCGCGCCGGGCGAGGTATGGTTATTATTCCAGCGAATAATCCGCCCAGGGCTATCCCCAAAAGCACTCCTAACCAAAAGGAAAGCTCATGATTTCTTTTTTCAGCTTCCACATCGACCTGATTTCGTTTATCAAGGGCATCATAGTCGGAACTCCCTTTGGATTCATTCTTCAAGTCGTGATCCAGCATTATCTCGCAAGAAGAAGAGACAAAGAAAACAGGCAGGCCAATCAGTTCCATCAATCTAAAGTCAGGTTCCGTCAGGCCATTCTCGCCGAACTGAGCATTATTCTCCTTGAGCGGGCATATTGGCCAAGAGACATCGCCGGTTTTCTCCTGCAAGCCGTACCCAAGCTGCAATTCGCTTTGCAGATTTACCGGCCTTACATCAGAGGTAAAGAGCTGGCCGCTTTCGATAAAGCTTGGGAAGGCTTCGTGACCTTCTGCAACCAACGGATAGCAGATTACCATTATGCCGCAGCAAAGATGTATCCAGAGATGCCAGGTGAAAATCCGGCCAAAATTCTTCGAGAACATATCAATCAACTCCTCTTTTTTGCCTGACTCATCAACTGTAAAAACTCAGCGTAACCACGGGAGTGCCCGTGCTTATAATCCCAAAACTCGAAACCCCTTTTATCTGCCGCACGAATGGTCCACCTGCCGCGCCTGGAAGAAGCTCAGGGTTTGTCAGAGCGCCGGCAGCTTCCGTGGCCGTTGCCGCAGGCACTGCAAGGCCGCTTGAAACTCCCATAAGCAAATAAAGATCCGCCCCTGCGGATACTCCAATCACAACGATATTGGCGCCGGTAGGCACAGTCACATACTGAGCCGTGCTTGCGACCATCACGTTAGTATAGATCGTATCCGACTGCTGAAAGCTGCCCGGCACAGCTTGACCGAGTGCATCGATAACTTGCGCAAGTCTCAACATGCTCGTTTCTCCCTTTTACAATTTCACCGCAGAGCGAAAACTTTCACCGCAGAGACGCAGAGAGCACAGAGAAAGACATGACTATGCTGAAAAGCAAAGATTGGGTCCTTGTTTGTTCCCCAAGCTGCTTTTCTCTGTGATCTCTGCGCCTCTGCGGTGAAGGTCTTTCATTGCCCTGCTCCCATTCCCGCGCCGCCGATCATCTTCTGCAGCGCGTTCTGCCCTCCGCCCACGTCCGTCTCGCTCAAAGTCTTCGCCCCCTGAACTCCCGCCATGCTCATCTGCGCCGCCTGCTGCATCTGGGCCTGCTGCATCCTCTGTTTTCTGAGCGCGTCCCGCTTCTGCTGCTCGACAATGAGTTTCTGTGTAACCCCGATGAGGTCTGCGTATTCGCGTACGGTCTCGTCCATGTCCACGTTATCGAGTACTTCGGGTTTGGCCGCCGCGAGGTTCCCCACAAATGCCACCAGCCGCTCGATCCCGGTTGTCGCCGTAGATTTCTGAGCGTCTGAAAGAGTGGAGATGGTTTCGATATCGAACGCCCTGTTCCGGATCTCCGGAGGCGCCGGCGGAACGAGCCCGGCCCGGTGCATCATATTGAACACCCGCTCGATCATCGGGTTTATCAGTTCGAACTGGCTGCGCTCTAAAAACGGTCCGAGCATCAGCATCTTTTCCTGCTTTCGCTCGATGATTTCCGTCGCTGTCCTCACGGTATCGAGCTGCGAGATCATCAGGAACAAATCGGCAAAAAAGGCCCGGTTGATTCTTTCCTCGGCTTTCCCGATCTTTTCTTCGGCGCCGCGAATGTCCGGCGGCACTTCGTATGCGGGCTTAAATCCGCTTTGAGCAAGGTTTGCAACGTAGGTCACACCGCCAGGGAGCAATGATGCCGGCTCGTTTTTCATTGAGACATCGGCCACCATCGGAGGATTCAGCACCTTGTCTATCGCCTGGGCTGTGCGCTTCTCGAGCTGCTGGAGCATCTTCGAAGAGCCAAGCGCCTCCATGCCTGGAGACCTTCCGTACGAATCGTTTCCGATAACATGCCACCTGGGCGCGCAAAAGGGCTGCTCGTGGTAGCCTCGAAGATCGAGCACCAGGTTCTGGCTCTGCCCCCATTCCCAGATCACCGATCGGTATTTTCGCCCCTTTAGTCCTGGGACCTGCGGCGCCCGATCGTCGTTTGGCTCGATTGCCTGGGCAACGTTCACCTCTTTATCGAGCTGTCCGGATGCCCAAAGACTTTTGACCTGGGGACTGCAAGCCTCAAGTCCAAAGCGTTCCACAACTTGACCTGTTGCGAGTACGTATTCTCGGTAAAGAGTATCAATTTGATTACGGCCGCTTGACGCCAGATAGTATTCGCCCGCCGTAAGGGTCTGGCACCTGATGACATCGTCATAATCGTCCTCGATCAGCATGCATCCCGTGCCAAAGCAGCCCAGTTCCTCGTAGATGACGTGCAAAGCATTGTAGGCGTTGCTCTGAGACAGGACCGTCAGAATGCGCTTGGTTACTTCGTCAAGCCACAAACGGACGGGAGTATTGTCGCTAACATCCATATCTCGAATAGAAAGCCGAAACCAAGGGCGAGCAGGAGAAGTAAGTCCAGCCATGAGGCCGGCCGCAAGAGTCCTGAGTGCAAAAATCGGAGTCTCATTAATCATCCTCGATCCGACCGGATCTCCCCTGGTCGCCTGGTTGGGAGTCATGAGATACCGGCCGCGCCTCGGCAGGATAAAGTCGCTAAGTTGCCGCCAATGCTGCCAGTAGCTCCAGCGGTCCACCCGCAGCCCCACAAGGCGCCGGTCCACGTAGCGCCGCAGATCCTGGATCTTCGGGATCTTGTGGAGCTGACTTACAAGCGGGATCTTCACGCTTTCGTTCGTGCGCGCTATCGGCAGTACGTCAGCCACCATCGCTCCCTTCGGTCGCTTGAGGACTGAGGTATGAGTCCTCAGTGCTGAGTTCGCTTTTACTCAGTCCTCAATCCTGTCTCTCAGTCCTCAGTCCTGCCCTACCCACCCAACAACGTTTTGCCCGAGTTCGCCGTAGTATTCGCCGGCGTCTGCAATCCCTGCGGACCCGTTAGAATCGTCTGACTCGCCCCGTAGGCCATGGCCGCCAGATTGCGCTGATTTTGCCCTGCATTCTGTACTCCTGAATCCGGCAGGCTCGGTGGAGGAGCCGGAGGCGGAGGGGGAGCCGGAACCGATGGGGCTGAAGCGAAGCACATAATAATCTGGTCATTCCTTTCACCGGCTTTAGCCGGAAGCTGGTCCTTTCTCTACGTTCTCCTTGGCCTGTCTATGACCAGAGGCGTTTAGCCGGAAGGGCTTAAAACCTCCAGTTAAGGGATTTTAGGAATTCCTCAATTAAGGTCCACTGATGCCGCCCCTGCGTAGGCCGGCGTCCCTAAATTCCTTAATTCCCGAATTCGTTTTAATCAGGGCAATAGAATATCAGAAGAGGTTTTGTCCCTGCAAAACGGCAACCATAAGCGGCAATAGAAAC